GAGGTGTATAAATAGTACTATGGCACATGATCAAATTACTTCAAATAAGAATCCATTAGCAATTAGCGATGGGTTTAGAATGGTGTTTCAGCGAGCACCAAACGTTTCATACTTCTGTCAAAACTTTATTATGCCAGGCGTTAATGGAACAGAAGCTACTATCGCTAGACCAAAACTAGATGTATACGTTCCTGGTGATAAGATCTCATTTGAACCACTTACAGTAACGATGTTGGTTGCTGAAAACATGGAAAACTATGTTGAAGTTTTAGAATGGATGATGAATAACCAGAATATCGTAGATGATATTACGTTATACATTCTATCAAGCAAAAACAACGTAAATCGTATGGTAACATTTAAGAACGCATTTCCAGTTAGTATTGGATCTATATCATTTAATGTACAAGATGCTGACATTACTTACGCTCAAGTTGACGTTACTTTTAGATACGATTACTTCACATTTAGTAATGCCCGCGGTGAAAATACTATAGGGCCTTAACCCTGTACTTTTTTTGAAGATTGTGATATAATAGGCAATAAAGCCTATTTTTTACAGGATATATTATGCTTACACTAGAACAAGTTTTAGAAGAATGGAAGAAAGACTGCGAGATTGATGATCTCGAGTTAGACAAATCTTCCAGAGAAACACCAAAGCTCCATGCTAAATACGTGGAGCTTTTGTCGCTTGCTAAATTACAAAAGCAACGCAAAGAGATGGAGTTTAAAAAACTTCTAAAAGATAAATTCATGTGGTATAACGGTAAGATGGATAAAACCAAGATGGACGAACTTGGTTGGGATTATGATCCATTTGATGGTTTAACTAAACCTATGAAAAGCGATATGGATTACTTCTATGAAAGTGATCCGCATATTCAAACTATACAATCTCAGATTGAGTATTGGAAAACTATGATAGATACTTTATCTGAAATTGTTTCAAACATTACTTGGCGACACCAGACAATTAACAATATGATTAAGTGGCGTCAGTTTACTTCTGGTGTTTAATGGATAAATTAGTAGTACGTAAAGTTAACGACGTACATATTAGAATTGAGTGTGATGGTGGAGTACGACAGGAGTTATCTGAGTACTTCACATTCTACGTTCCAGGTTATAAATTCATGCCTGCATTTAAAAATAAAATGTGGGATGGAAAGATTCGTTTATTTGATTTAAGAACTCATTTATTATACGTAGGGTTATACACACACCTTCTAAGATTCGCTGAAGAGCGAGGTTATAAAATTGAAGGTGATAACATTGGTAAACTACAAAAGATCACATCATCAGATGTAAAACAATTCTGCGATAAAGAATTAGATCTACCATTCCCTCCTTATGATTATCAGATCACTGCAGTAACTACAGCTCTACAGAACGAGCGTAAAGTATTACTCTCACCTACTGGATCTGGTAAATCGCTTATCATTTATATTTTAACTCGCATGTATCTTGCAAAGAAACATAAGCGAGCACTCATCATTGTACCAACTACTTCTTTAGTTGAGCAGATGACTTCTGACTTTATGAACTATGGACAGAACGATGGCGCTTTCTCTGAGAAGTGGGTACATAAGATCTACTCTGGAAAAGAGAAAGATCCTATCTGTCCGATTGTAGTTAGTACATGGCAATCGATTTATAAACTACCAAAGCAATGGTTTGATCAATTTGGTATGATCGTTGGTGATGAGGCACATACATTCCAAGCTAAATCATTAACCTCTATCATGGAGAAGTTAACTGACTGCCCATATAGATTTGGTACGACGGGTACGTTAGATGGTACACTTACACATAGGCTTGTATTAGAGGGTTTATTTGGCCCAGTGTATCAAGTGACTACAACCAAAGCTTTAATGGATGATGATAAACTTGCAAAGTTAAATATCAAAGCTTTAGTATTAAAATACTCAGATGATGAGTGTAAAGCACTAAAAGATAAATCATATGCTGAAGAGATTGACTTTATTGTAGGTCACCAAAAACGTAATAACTTTATTAAGAACTTAGCGCTGGATCAAACTGGCAATACATTGGTTCTATTCAATCGAGTAGAAAAACACGGTAAACCACTATTTAAATTGATTAGAGATAATGCACATGAAGATAGAAAAATATTCTACGTATCTGGCGAGACTGATGTTGCGGATCGTGAATCTATTCGTGCAATTACAGAGAAAGAAAAGAATGCTATTATCGTAGCTTCTCTTGGTACATTCTCTACAGGTATAAATATTAAAAACCTCCATAATATTATATTCGCTTCTCCAAGCAAGTCGCAGATTAAAGTCCTTCAGTCTATTGGACGAGGTTTAAGAAAAGCAGACGATGGTAAAGACACTACACTATTCGATCTATGCGATGATCTGCATTGGAAAACAAGAAAGAACTTTACTCTAGTACACGCTGGAATACGTATCCAGTTATACACAAAGGAAAAGTTCGACTACAAGATACACGAGGTACAACTTACAAAATGATGAAATACGTACCACGAGATATTCGCCAAATGAAACTAGTAACTGGCGATGAGATTCTTACAGAAGTTGTAGGAGAGGATCAAGCCGAGTTTATGATTCGTAATCCTCTTAAAGTATTTAAAGAAAGAATTGTTGTTAAAGGAATTCCTAGAGAAGCTAACTTCTTTTCTCGTTGGATGGGATTCTGTGATAACAATGAGTTTCTATTAAATAAGCAACATATTGTTGCTGAAGCTCTAGTAGACGATAACGTAGCAGAATACTACAATCGTATGATGGATAATGTTAATCAGGACGATGACATTCATATTGGCTTACCTCAGGAAGCTGAGCATCCTGATCTTCTAGCTACTGAAGAGAGTGATGAGAAGCCAACCTTCCATTAATATATTATTATACCCCGCCGGGGGTAGATAAATTTTATACTAGAATTACGTAGTTGTACAGGGTTTTAGAAAAAATATTTTCAATCAAACCCTGTTAAAACACCTAGAAATATGTTATAATATATCATGTGCAACCACATTGGAGTGAAAAAATCAAATGGAACCAAAGGCTCGTCCGCATTACGTGGACAATAAGAAGTTCGGTGAAGCCATTGTTGAGTACGTTAAAAAAGCGAACGCAGCGAAGGAATCCGGACAATCAATTCCCGTAGTACCAAAGTACATCGCTGAGTGTTTTCTCAAGATTGCTGAAGGTCTATCTCACAAAGTAAATTTTATTCGTTACACCTATCGAGAAGAGATGGTGATGGATGCTGTAGAGAATTGTCTAAGGGCAATTAATAACTACGATCCTGGTGTAGCTACGCGAACAGGAGCACCTAATGCATTCGCCTACTTCACTCAAATTTGCTATTTTGCTTTCCTTCGTAGAATCGATAAGGAAAAGAAACAACAAGATATTAAATTTAAGTTCATTGAACAAAGTGGCGTTGAAGAGTTTATTGCACAAGCACTTGGTGATGATACTCATAATGAACAAGCATTCATTGATCAACTAAGAGAACGTATCTCACGAGTAAAAGATAAAGATACATCTATTAAAGAGTTCGCAAAAAAAGAAAAGAAAAACAAAGCTCTTGAATTTTTTATGACAGATGATATTCTTAGGGAATTAATGGATGAAGCTAGCAATCCTCAATGATACACACTGTGGAGCTCGTAACTCATCAGACGTGTTCATGCAATATCAAGAAAAATTTTATAATGACATATTCTTTCCATACTTAAAAGAACATAAGATTACACGTATCTTACATCTTGGCGATTATTATGAACATCGTAAGTATGTAAACTTTAAAGCGTTGGAACATAATCGTAAAATCTTTTTAGATAAACTACGAGAAAACAAGATTGTTATGGATATTATTCCAGGCAATCATGATGTGTTTTATAAAAATACAAATGATCTTTGCTCATTAAAAGAACTAATGGGTCACTACACTGATTGTGTTAACATTTGGATGAAGCCAACTATTCTAAACTATGATGGATTAGAAGTTGCTGTCATCCCTTGGATTAATGCAGAGAACTATACTGAAACAATGTCATTTGTTGCTGAGTGTAAAGTTCCAGTAGTTGCAGGTCACTTTGAGTTTTCTGGTTTCGAAATGTATAAAGGAATTCCTAATCCTCATGGAATGGATACCAAAGACTTCTCTTCATTTGAACTAGTTATGTCTGGTCACTTTCATACTCGTAGTTCACGTGGTAATATTCATTACTTAGGTTCTCAGATGGAATTTACTTGGGGCGATTGCGATGA